GTCGAGATGGTGGTGTTGCCGCCGCCAGCCGGCAGGACGTTCTTGAACTCGCCGGTCTTCTGGTTGAACTCGATGGGGGTGCCCGCCGGGGCCCCAAGCTGCTGGAGCTGTTCCGGCGTCGCCGGCTGCCAGTGTTCGGCGTCGGCGAGGGTACGTTGCCGCTGCATCCGGTCGGCCAGCAGGCTCTTCGCCATTTCCGGGTCGTATTGCTGCATCTGCGAAATGATGTCCATCCCCGCGCCTTGGGTCTGATCGACCTTTCCCATGAGGCCGCCGACAGCGGCGTTGGCCTCGTGCAGTTGCGTCGTGGCGCGGCCCTCGCGGATGCCAGCCGAGAGGCCCTGCGCCAGATTGCCGATGCCCTGCATGATGGTCGGGCTCTGGGCCCCGGCGGCTGCGGTCTGGGCGTCGGCGGCGGCCTTCTGCTTGGCCATCAGTTCGGCGAGCGTCCCACGGCTGGCCGAACCCGCTGCTGCCGGAGGAATACGCTTGTTGAACGAGACGACCGTAGGCATGGCGTGTCACCACAGTTTCTGCGAGTTGAGCTTCTGCATCATCATCGCGAGATTATAGCGTTTTGTCGCCGCGTCCTGCCCGCTGGCGTCGGGGTATGTCGTCGGTTCCGCCGCCGCCAGCGCCGCCTTGGGCAGCTCGCCGACGGTGTTGGCCGGACTTGATATCGAGCCCATGCCGGACATGTCGCCGAAGTTCTCCGCCATCTTCTGGGCGAACTGCGACATCCTGCTTGGGTCCTGCTTCTTGGTGGCGGGGGTGTCCCCGGTGCCGACTGTCGGGTTGGGCGGATGCACCGAAGTGCCGCCAGCCGCGTTGCCACCGAGGTTCTTGTTGTAGATGTCGGCGAAGGTCTGGTTGCCGTAGCCCTTGGACTGTTCGGCGCCGCCCGGCAGCGAACTCCATGTGTGGTTGAGGACCTGCGCCGCCGCGTTGATCCTGCCGGCATCGCCGGAGGCGAGGGCCTCTTCGAGCGAGCCGCCGGTCTTGGTCTTGAAGATGTCGTTGGCGTAGTTCCACGCCGCCGTGTCCTGCGTCTGGGGGCTGAAGTCCTTGTAGCCGTACTTGGCCGCCTGCTCGTCCCACGTCGAGCCCTTGAACTGGTAGCGCCCGGCCACGTCGGAAGTGACGCCGCCAGCGGTTTGCGCCTGATGCGGGTGTTTCGACATGTCGGTGAACTTGCCGCCGCCATACATCACGTCGTAACCCGGGCTTTCACCGCTGGCGACGGTCGAGAGGAAGGCGGTCCTGATCTGCTCCGGGGAGTAGCCCGCCTGCTTCATCGCCTGCGCTTGGGCCCCGAGGCCGCCGCCGGGCTGGAGGCCCCAAGTCTTGGCCTGATCCGGGCTAAGCCCCTCTTTCCACGAGCCGCCGGCCATCGGTATCTGCTGCCCGGCGGTGTCGAAATGCATCAGGTCCATGGCCCCGTACTTGCCCTTGGGGCCGCCGAAGTAGCCGCCCCAGCGCAGTTGCGCGGCGAGGTCGGGATCGGTCTGCAACGCCTGATTGTAGATGGCGTTGGCGTATTCTTGGTAGGCGCCGAAGGTACTGGGGTCCTGATAATTGGCAAGCGCGGCCCCGGTCTTGGGATCGGATAGCTGGATGTCGATGGCCTGCCCCCGGCCATGCTGGCGCGGATCGCCGGGACGGTAGCCCGAAGTCGGCGTCACCTTGTACTTGTCATAGTTCATGTTCTCGATCAGCTTGAGCAGCCGAGGATTTATGTCAGGGTTGAAGTGACCCTGCGCCATCAGCCGACCCCGTGGTTGCCGCGCGCGACGTTGAAGCCCATTGCCGGCGACTGCGCCTGCCCGGCGAGGGCCTTGGCCAGCGCCTGCTTCAACTGGATGGTCGGGTCAGCCGGCGCGCTACCGGCACCGGTGCCGGCGTGTGGCGGGGCCCCGGCTGGCATCAGGCCGGCGGGCGCGACCGGGTTCATCATTTGCGGCGTTATCCCGGTGGCCGGGCCACTATCCGGCAGGAAACTGGAGTAGGTCGGCGCGAACGGTGTCGCCTGCCCGTAAGGGGTCGACATGCCCTGTGGCTTGGGCTGTTCGGGTGTCTTGCTGCTGTCGGTGCCTGCGGCTTTCATCTCTGTTCCTTCCTATGCCCATGGGTAGGCACCGGCTGCCGCCCCGGCGACGTTGAACAGCCCCGAATTGAAGTTGGCGGCGGCGGCGTTCTGCTGGTTGTAGGCGTTGTTGACGTACTGGCCGATATTGGCGGCGTTGATGCCTTGGCCCTGATACGGGCTGAACTGCGGCGTCGTCACCCCGGAACCGCCCATCAGCGCCAGTATCTCGTTGAGCGGCTGGTTCCTGAGCGCCAGCGTCTCCTGCGACTGCGCGCCGCGCAGGGCATTCTGGCGGTCGGCGATGGCGCCGCCCATGTCGAAGCGCTGGCCGGCGGCTTGGTTATAGGCCGTCTGCGCCGCCCGGGCCTCGTCGCCGGAGCCGAGATAGGCTTTCAGCGTCGCGTCGGTCAGGTTCTGCGCCTGCCGGTTGGCGGTCGAGCCGTACTGCGCCGAGCCGACGTTCATGCCGCGCGCCGCGAGCTGGTTCTGCTCGGCGGCGTTGGCGGCGCCGGCCTGACGGTTGTAGAGCTGCATCATGGCGTCCTGAACGCCGGCCCTGTCGGTCGGGGCTTGGTCCTGCCGGATGTTCTCCATGCCGGGGCCCGCGTTCCACGCCTGCCACTGCGACGGGTCGACGCGCTGGCTGAGGTAGTCGTTGAGCTTGGACGACTGGGTGACGGCGGTCTGGCCGAGATTGTACTGCGTCTGCGTCTGCTGCCCGAGCAACTTCATCTGGTCGGGGCTCAGGCTTTGCGTCTGGGTGTAGCGCGGCACCGATATCATCTTGCCGGTGGCGTCCGGCACCTGCTCCCAGCCGGAGATCGAATAGGACTGCGACCCGTATGGGGTGACCACGTTCGGGTTGTTCATGATCGAGGACGCGCCGGCGGCGCCAACCTCGGCGCCCTGCTGGGCGGCTGCGGTCTTGTAGGGGTCCGGCGCGGCTGGGGTTTTCATCTAGGCGGCCTTCCTTAGTTTTGGCCGGGCCCCGAGCCAGCGGCACTCATGCCTGAGCATCCCGAACACCAGCCCGTCCCATCTGCCGTCGATGCCCATGCGCGAGAAGCCCTCGTAGAGAAAGCCGAGCCGCAGAATCCCGTTCACGGACCTGTGATTGTCGGGCCGGCACATGACGGTAATCCTGACCGCCCGGTCAAAAAACGTCGAGAAGATATCCCGGAGCAGGCCCTTGGTCATGATCGCCGGGGTGTCCACGGCGGTGGTCATGTGGACCTCGAACCACGAGGTGAACTCGCCGAGCAGGACACCGTTGACAATGCCCTCCGGGGTGCGCGAGGTCCGGCACACCCACATGGGTTTGTTGAAATCGGCGTAAAAGAAGCTGATCCCGGTCCTTTCCGAGATGAACCTGACCGCGTCGTCCCTGAGGGGTTCGGAGGTGATCATCCGAAGACACTCCCGGTCTCGTAAAGGACATCCCAGCCTGAAAGCGCGAAGGAACAGTTGACGATGTAGGCGGTCATGCGCGGGGCCCCGACGCGGCCAAGGCCCGAGACCCCCTGCCAGTTGATCCACATTACCGGAGTACCGCCCCAGCTAGCTGTGTCCCACGACGCCGTATCCCACGACGCGCCAAGCGCCCCCGCCGAAGTGACATCGGGCTGGTTGGTGGGGGCGGTGGCGTCGTAGTCGACGCGCATATCGAGGTAGGGCTTCGGATTGCCGTCGCTTATTATGTAGGGAAGAACCATCTTGAACTGCTTGAAGGCCGAGGTGCCGTAGCTCGACCACGACGCCTGCACGTCGACCTTGATCGGCACCGGGGCCCCGGTCTTGTCGACATCGCTGAGGTAGTCCGGGTGGGTCTCGTATACCTTGCCCTCGTCGGAGCCGAAATAGACCCGGTTGTCCATCCAGCCCCAGCAGCGGGCCCTGAGCCCCGACCACGACGCCCACACCGGATTGGGCATGAAGCGGATCAGCTGCTTGTAGTTGTTGGCCGAGCCGAGCGGCAGGTTGCAGATCATCCGCCCGGAGGACGGGTTGAGCATGACGCTCCACCCCGGCAGGGTGCGGTAGGCCAGCGACTTGCTGAAGAACTCCGAGAAGACGTTGCGGTCCTCCTGCCCGAGCTGCTCGCTCTCCGCCTTCATCAGCGTCGACATCGGCACCAGCCCGGTACTGATCAGGACGTAAAGCTCGCCGCCGTAATTGACCACCGAATGCTTCGACATCGGGCTGTCGAAGCGGAAGATGCCGTGCAGCGTCATGTCGGTGTCGGGGTCGACGCCACGGTACAGGACAAGTTCGCCGTTCGAGGAGAAGATCGCCAAGAGATCGTCAAGGCCGGCGCCGCCGTCGAGCGTCCATGTGTAGAGCGCCTTGATCGTGCCGCCGCGCCGGAACACCGCGTTGAGCGGCAGTTCGGTGACCACGCCGGATTTCTGCTGGATCGGCAGGTAGTAGATGGCGAGGTTGTCCTTGTCGGCGAACCACAGCCGGTTCATGTGCGAGATGACGATGTCGAAGTGATCCGGCACGATGTAGGGCGAATAGGACGGCGCGGTGACGGTTTCCTTGACGATGCCGGTGCCGGCGGGGGCGGCGGTGACCCCGGTCGTCTGCGGCGCTGGCGCCGCCGAGGTGTCGACGCCGACAAGCTGGAAGGTGTTCACCGGGACGTTGACGCTGAGGATGACGTGCGGGCCGTTGGCGGGGGCCATCGCCCCCGTCGCGCCCGCGACGTTGACCACCATGCCGTTGGTGAACTGGGCGATGCTGCCGGCGGCGACGGTGCAGACCGCCGGATTGGCGTTCGACAGCGATGTAACGGTTACAGGAGCCGGAGCGGTGGACGAAGTGCCGCCGTCCCACGACCAGACGCCGTCGGTGCCGTTGACCATGACGGTATATTCATTAGCCGACAAATTACTGAAAGCGGTCCAGTGCCAGTCGTTGCTGGTGAAGCCGCCCTTGACCAAGGAGCCGTTGAACAGGCGGATTTCGCCATTGGTCGCCGCCGCCAGCCGGTTGAGGCCGCCGTAATAGGGGATCAGGCACCAGATCGGCTGGGCTCCGGCGTCGGTGTAGATCAGCTTGGTGCCGGCACGGGCCCTGATCTGGTTTTCCTCGATGATGAAATTGTCGAGGATCGGCGCCGTCAGCGGGTCGCCTTCCTGTAGCTTGGACGACAGGCTGAGGCCCTTGAGCGGCGCCGAAAGGTGTTTGACCTTGGCCACCGCCTTCTTGACCAGCAGCGGCTTCCGTTCGAGGTATCTGGCCGGCATCATCCGCATCGGTGGTCAGCCTCCGCCGCCAAGCCACCAAGGCCGGTTTTTCCAACTGGACGCTAGTGTGGCGTCGATCCTGTCCATCGGCGAGGTGACCAGCCGGGCCAGTTCCTCGCGGCTCGGGCCGGCAGCCGAAGTCGGCGACGCTGGCGGCGGGAACATCGGATCAGGCGCCCCACGCATGTTACCGGGGTCGGGAACAGGATTGGTCGGCGACGCTGGCGGCGGGAACAGCGGGGCAGGGCCGCCACGCATATCGCCGGGGTCGGAGGGACCGGGATTGGTCGGCGACGCTGGCGGCGGGAACAGCGGGTCCGGAGCGCCGCGTACACCGCCGGGGTCAAAGGGGTCGGGCCTGCCCCGCATGTTGCCGGGGTCAAGGGGGCCGGGATTGGTCGGCGACCTTGGCGGCGGGAACAGCGGTGCGGGAGGCCCGCGCGTATCGCCGGGGTCATAGGGGGCGGGAGGCCCGCGCATATCGCCGGGATCGTGAACAGGATTGGTCGGCGACGCTGGCGGCGGGAACAGCGGGTCCGGAGTGCCACGTGGATCGGTACCGGTGGTCATCCGGGGCGGCGGGATCGGGCCGAGATCGGGCAGTTTCAGTTGCCCACCACCGCCATGCCCGCCACCGCCTTGCTTGTGGCTGCCACCGCCTTGCTTATGGCTGCCACCGCCGGACGACGACCTCGCCGCCGGGGCCGGGGCCTTGGCCGGGGCCCGGTAGACGGTATCGCGGGCAGCCGCGTTGCGGTCGCTCATGATCGCTGGTCGACCAAGGGTTTCCGGCTTGACGCCGCCGCGCGAGTTCTGGTGCGCCATCAGGCCACCCTCCCATAATCGAGGTCTAGATCGAGAACCCTCGCATTGGCCCTAGCGGCCAGCTTGTTGAGCCGTCCGGTGAAGTCCTGCATCTCCTCGCCGAACTCCAGCCCCTTGGCCTTGAGGAAGCGCCATTTGACGCCGTTCACCGCCAGCCGGCCATCGAAGAGGACGAGGTCGGTGTCCAAGAGGAACTTGTCCTGCGGAACGCCGCTGGCCGAGGAAATCCAGTTCTGGTCGCCGAGCGTCTCGCGGTAGGGCTCCTCGCCGAGGACCTCGTCGGCGACCTGAAACAGCAGCGCCTGCATCTGGGCGATGTCCTGATCGCCGGCGGTGACCACGCTGGAGACGCGCTGCTGGGCGATGCCGATCTCCATCGCGGCTTGGCTGACGACATCGAGGATCGAGAACAGCTTCATCCGGCACCCCGCATCTGAAGGCTCTCAATGAGGGTCTTCTGGCTGGCTATGGTGACGATGGCGTCCTGCATCTGCTCCTTCAGGGCGGCTATCTGGCCGTCGCGGTCGCGGAGCAGCTCCTCGTATTTGCCGGTGCCCTTCTGCAATTCGATCAGTTTATGCGCCCTTTCGGCGAGTTCCCTGATTTCAGCCGGCAAGCGGCTGTCGCCGGCACCCTTGGCGGTCCGGTGCAGCTTGGCCAGTTGCTCGACGGTGGTTACGTCACGGTCGGACAGCATCCGGAACTCGGCCTCGTTGACGGCGGGCCACATCGAGATCGGATAGCCCTCGGAATAGGACTGCTTGCGCGCTGCCTGCTCCTTCTGGAAGAGCTGGAACGGCATCGGGAAATCGTGGATGTCGTCCTCGCTGGCGACGCGCTCGACGCTGAGATGCGGCGGGCGGTCAAGCCGGATGACGATGTTGGCCTTGTAATAGGGCAGGCCGTCGGCGCTGGTGCCGTCGCGCTCCCAGCCGGACTTGAACTGGACGAGGGTCGGGGTGTCGTTCATTGGCTTTCCTTGGGTTGTCGGGGGCGGCGCCAGTTTTGAGGAAGAGCGCCGCCCCCTTTCCAATGCGGGGTGTCATCAAGTCCCGGTCAGGAGAATCCGGCCCTGCATCGAACGGTTGCTGAGGGTCAGGGCCCCCATGAAGGCGATATGCTTGGTGATCGCGTCCATGTCGACGGACTGATCCGGCACATCGAGGGCCTCGAAGTTCCTGCCTGAATAGATTTCGAATTTCAGGTACTTCGTGTTCAGCATATAGCCTCCGACGAGGCCGGTGGCGGCGCTGTCGTAGACCAAGGCGGCGGTCTTGTACTTCAGGGTCTCGAAGCCGAGCTTGCCAAGCGCGGCGTCGGCGTAACGCTGGTTTTCCTGCAACCCGCTCTCATAGGTGGCGTAGATTTCGCCATCGGTGAGCAGCAGGTCGGGCTTCTCGGTGCCCCGGGTCAGCTTCAGCCACAGGGCGTTCATCCCGGCTTTCAATGCCGGATACTGAAGCCCCGTCGCCCTCGCGATGCTCTGGAACTGGTTCTTCCAGAACGGCCACGTGGTCGAGTCGATGGTGCCGACGATGCCGGTGCCGGCATCGGTAACCATCGCCTTGAGGCCCGGGAAGGATTTCGCCACCGAGCCATCACCGTAGATCGATTTGGTGATGTTGTTGGCCATGGTGTTCTCGGCGTTGGTCATCTTGCCTTCGAGCAGGTTGAGGACCTGTTCGCGGCCCTTGTTCTTGGCAAGGTCGGGTCCCGACAGGGTGACCGAAACCACGGCGTTGGCGGGAGCGTAGTCCGCCTCCGAAATGGTCTCCTTCACCGCCCGCGAGAGCAGTTCGGTGCCGGCGTACCACGAGAACGTTTCCTCGGCGTAGGTCAGCGGACAGGCAATCGACCTGCCGCCGTCGATGACCCGGACCCGGTCGCCCTGCTTGAGCAGCGCGGTTACGGCGTTCGAGTTGGTGACGTTGTCGGCGAAGGTCTTGTGGTAGTTGAGCAGCGTGGTGGTGACTAGGTTATTGGTGTTTGGTTCGGCCATTGAAGGCTCCTATCAAATTCCAACCTCGTCAGCCGAACGTTCCAGTATGTCGCGCAGGGACCCGTTGCCGGTCTTCGCCGACGGCTTGGCAACCGGGGAGGTGATGCCCCTCGTATTGCCACGGGCGGCCTGTTTCGCCCGGTCGACGGAGTTCTGGTTCTGCACCGCGAGCCGCTGCTGTTCCTGCATGTGGGCATAAACGTCGTCGTTCATACGCACGGCCTTCTCGTAGGTCTTTTGCAGGTCCCGCGCCGGGTTGGCCTTGAACAGCTCGATGACATCCTCCAGTACGGCATCGAAATAGGGCCTTAACGGTCTCCCGTCGGGCCCTGCCTCGTTGGCGAACTGGTCGATCATCATCAGGGACTTGTCCAGACTGTCTTTTTCCCGCTGCGCGGTTTCCATCTGCTGCATACGTTGCAGGGTGTTCCTGAGTTCCTGCACTTCACTGGTCGTCCGGCCTAGATGGTCGGCGAAATAACGGATCGCCGGGTCATTCTGGTCCTCGGGCTTGAGGCCGGGAATTGGCGGCGGGCTCTGCTGCGCGGTGGCGAACAGACGGGCTGGGTCGAGGCCCATGCGCTGCGACAGGTCGACCAGAAGATTGATCCGGTCGCGCGTGTCGGGGCTCATCGCCTGCTTGTGGAAAGTCGCCCATTGCTGGACGGCCTGCACGGCGTTGACCCCATCCCGCTGCAACGACTCCGTGATGACGGGGTCGCTGAAGACGGGAGTGAGCGCATTGGCGAAGCTGACTGCTCCGCTGGCTGCCTGAGACTTGCGCGTGTAGTCGGCTTCCATCTCGCGATGCCGATTGAGAAGGATGGCCTGTCCTTCCGGCGGCAGTTTCGAGAAATCGGCCTTGAACTCCGCGCTCCAGTGGTCGGGGGCCTGAATGCTACTCCCTTGCGGGGCTGGGTCAGGGACCTTGTTCTGGGTCTCGGAAATCGGCTTTTCGGGGCTGGGAGCCGGCCTTGCGGCCTTTTCTGCTTCACCCGGTCTCGCGGCTTCCTTTGGCGCGAAACGGCCTAAATTATCCCTTGCACGGTCGGATTGTCCAGTGTCGGGACTTTCCGGCGCGTCGTAGGCGCTTTCGATGGTCTCCCGAAGCGTCGGGAGCGGGGCCGGGCCCTCAGTCTCTTGGGGCGAAGAGGTCGAGTTGCCGGGGCTTTGGTCGCTCATATCTGCCATCTCTCGGGTCGTAGGCGTTATTATCCTTCAAATCCCTATCACGCTGCCGCCATGAAGTGATCTCTTTTCCGTCGATGGGGCTCCGGTACGGCGTCAGGCAGGAGATCATCGGCTTGGGGAAGCCGCTTTCAGGCGCCGCCCGGTACGATTTCTCAACCATCGCGCCGTTCCGGTAGACATAGACGGTCATTTTTTGGCCTTGCCTCCCGCCATCAGGGTTTCGATGTTGGAAATCGACATGGTGTGGTCGCATTCGACCGCCGGGCCCTCGGCTGCTATGGCGAAGCTGTAGTTGGGGTCGGCTGAAATACAGGAATTGGGTCCGCCCGGGGTGCCGGCCTTCTCGGGGGTCGTCCCCGGCAGATAGAGGTCGCTGGAGTTGGCCTTGCCCACCCCGGTGTAGAAGGTCACCGACGGCTTGACCCACGAGTAGGCCAGCATGGCTGCGGTGATGACAAAACTGTCGTCGTTGGTCGGCATCTGGACCTCCTCAGGTGAAGGTGAAGTTGGACGGCGTGGAAGCGACGCCGTGATCGGTGACCACCACCTGCACGACGCCGGCAACCGAGGAACGCGGCTTCTGGACGATGGTCAGCTTGGTCGGGCTGACGAAGAAGGCCGGGATCGGGAAGCCGCCGGAAGTGACCGTCGACCACTGGGTGTAGTTGGTGCCGGTGATGGTGACGATGACATCGGGCCCGGTCACCGACACCGCCGTGTTGGGGCTCAAGGAGGTGATCGTCGGGTCGCCAGCGGGGCTGGCCGGAGGGACGACGTAGGGATCGTCGGGCTCCAGCCAGCCGCGCGGCCTCGTAATATCCACCGCCAGTGTGAAATCCGGCTCGCCGGCGATCATGTTGGGCGGCGAGGAACCGGGCAGGTTGGCTTTCTGCAACTGGTTGCGGGGGCTGTAAACGTCGGTGGAGTTTGAAGTCGCCAGTGTAACGTCGTCGCCGTAGGCGCCGCCATTATAGGTGACAGGGCCCAAGAAGGCCCGGGTGACATCGGCGGCGGAGATCGGCACGATGGCCCGCTTGACCAGCGTATGGTCGATGGTCATCAGGTCTTTCGGGTTCGCCGGCACCAGCGTCGCCGCTGTCTGGGCGAAGGCCAAGGCGGAAACTTCGCCGTTGCCGGCACGGGGCTTTCTGGCTGCGAGGGCCATTGCGCTATCCTTTCGCGTACAGGAGTTTGCCGATCATCCCGCCACCTTCGGCAGATGCATTCCGGCGTCGATGCCGACGAGGTTCAGCAGCATCAGGATGACGGTCAGGGCGATGACGACGATCAACACCAGCTTGATGATGCGGTTGGGCGGATCGGGGATCGGGATGGCGTCGATGACGTAGACGACGATCCAGTAGAGGATGCCGACGACGAGCAGCCAGACGATCAGGTTGATAAGCGCGGCGATCATGGATGCGGTCCTCCATTCATCATCGGTGGCGGCATTGGCGGCATTGGCGGCTTCATGCCCATCGGCGGCGGCGGCCCCGGAGGCCCGGCACCCGGAGGCCCGCCCGGAGGCGGCGCTCCCGGCGGGGGCATTGGCGGCGGCATCATCGCCTGCGCCTGAAGCTGCTCCTGAAAATCGTCGAGAAGTTCGACCACGCCACGCGATCCACGGATCGGGTGGACCATCATCTTGATCATCTCCAGCGAGAACTGCATGATCATCGGCGGCGGCAGGACCCCGGTCATCATCATGCCCTGCGCCCCGGTCATGATGCCCTGCATGGCCATCAGTATCTTGGCGTTCGACTCCTGCTCGACGCTCTCGTCCAAGTCCACGGTCGAATCGGTCTCGATGTCAATCGAGCAGGTCCTCGTGAAGTCGCTCTTCAGGATGGCCTCGACCTCCGGGGTGACATCCTCGCCGGTCATCTTGGTCAGGGTCTCGGCATCGAAGTTCTTGGCGACGATCTCCGCCTTCAGCCGCAGCAAATCCCTGACGAAATTGGCGACGTTCTGCTTCTGGTCGGACAGCCGGCCAACGCCCATGGTGCCCTTGATTCTTTGCGCCGTCGCCGTCTCGTGCGGGTTGGTTGCCCCACGCATGATGTCGGAAATCCCCATCACCTCGTAGATCGCCTGCTTGGTCTGCTCACGCGCCAGATACAGCTCCTTGAGCGCGTTGACCCAGTCCATGATCGGCACCAGCCAGATGTGATTCTGGAGGCCGCCGGCCATCATGTCGACGCCGACGACCGGGATCATCTTGCCGTCCGCCGCCGTCAATATGTCCTGTATTTCACGGGAAGCGCTGTTGTAGCCGCCCCTGACCTTGATTTTTTCGGTCAACCGGCTGATCCGCTCGGAGATTTCCTCCAGATCAGCCGCCAGATTGGCATAGAGGTCGTAGTAGGCCCTCGGCAGCATGGTGTCGGTGGTGGTGACGGCGAGCAGTGGCTTCGGGATCGGGAAGAAACCCTCAAGCTGCAACACGTCCTCGTCGACGCGCAGGACCAGACCGGAGGTCTCGCGGATGTACCAGATGATCTTGCGGTCGGTCCGGTTCCAGATTTCCCAGACCATGGCCTTGCGGATGACATCGCCCAACTTGTCGGCGGTCTTCAGGGCCCCGCCGGCACCGACGGTGTTCTTGGCGGCGGATTCCTCGGTCCAGCGGAGCAGTTCGTCCAGCTTGTTCGCCTGATCCAGTCGCTGAAGTTCAGGACTGTCGGGGAACTCCTGAAGAAGGCTCTGCTTGTCGAAGAGATGCCTGAACGCGATCCAACTGCCGTCAGCAAATTGCCTGACCGGATCAAATAGAACGTCTTCCCAGTAGACGTACTCATCGTTGACAGTCTCCCATACCTTCACGTCCTGCGTCTGCGGCGCGGCATCCGGGGCCTCGCCCGGCAGGGTGAGATTGCCGCCGAGAACCGGGTCCTCCACCGGCTTGGTCTCGATCAGCGGCTTCCAGCGGATGCGGCAGACGCCGCGCCCGGGCAGCAGTACGTCCTTGACCGCCGCCTTGATCGCCTCGTGCGAGACATCGTCGTCCAAGACGATCTCCAGCGCCTTCTCCATGACGGCAGCCGCCGTCTCGATGTCTTTCTGCGCCGGCATTCCCGGCGGCAATGGCGCCAGACCGCCCGGCGCCATCTGCGGCGGGCCCGGGGCTGGCAGCGGGGGCGGCGCGGGCGGCGGGTGCAGCCCCTGCGCATTGATATTGATGTCGATGCCAGCCGGGGCCCCGGTCGGCAGGTTCGGTGGCGGAACCCCCGGAGGCGCCATCCCGGGGGCACCGCCAGCGGGCGGCGGGACAGTGGGCACGGCGCCACCGCCCATGACAGGAGGGGCCCCCGGGGGACCTGCCGCGCCGGGGCTTGGAGGCACCATCGGCGGCGGAGGCATCATCTGAGGCGGCACCGGCGGGGCCATCATCGGCACCGGCGGGGCCATCTTCTTGACGAAGCGCGACCTCACCACCGGCTGCGGCGGCTTCGAATAGACCGCCGGCTGCATCACCTCGGTGTTGGAATACAGTATGTTGAAGGTCTGGTTGGCGTTCAGCTTCTTCTTGGAGTTGACGCCGTGGGTGCCGGTGTACCAGCCGTCGTTCCGGTAAATCTTGACGATGTCGCGCCCGCGCGACCGCCAGTCGCCCTCCGCCCGCTCGGCATCGGCCAGACACTGCTCCCAGTATTTCCTGTCGATTTCGCCAGCCGGATCAGTGTCTTGGCCGGCAAAGGCGTCAATGCCCGGCGGCACTTTATTCGCCTTGGTACTGTCGGCACCCGAAGGGACCGGCGGCGGGTAGGATATGGCGGGGTCCTTAGGGGCCATTCAACGAAGCTCGTGCAGCTTGAAGGCATTGGCTACGAGCAGGGGATTCCTGTCCTCGACCGACGAGAAGCTAGCAGTGAATGGCCTCGACATGCAAGCGTAGCGGCAGTCGTCCATGGCGTGATCCTCGGCCTCGGTGTCCAAATCCTCGGGGTGATGCTCCGAATGTTGCATCATCGGGATGGTTCTGATAAGGGCCCGGCAGGTACGAAACAGGAACATCATCGGCGTTTCGCCGTCGCCGCGCAGCCGGGCACGGACCTGATCCCAGCCGCCCATGCGCTTCGGGGTAGACAGCCTAGCGTTGTCGGCTGGCCTGAAGTAGACCCCGGAGCGGGCGAACACCTCGCCAATCGAAGGCCCGGAATGAACGGCGAAGGCCGAGGGGTCGAGTACCCCATAGGCGATGTCCTCGCCGTCCTCCTCGTGCGCCTTGATCAGTTTCGCCACCTGATCCGCCGGCTGTTTCAGGCCGATATTCGGGCCGCTTGCGCCGTAAAGCTCGCGGTACCTGACGATGGCACCCCGAGGCAGTACTTTTCCGTCGACGGTAAGGTCATCCTGAACAACGGTCCACCAGCCGAAAGAATAAGGCCGGGCCGAGCCCCAGTCGCCGGAGCGGAATCTGATCCAGTGATCGGGGATTTTGAAGGGGCTGATGACATGTTTTTCCCCGGTGAACTCGGGGAAAAACGCGCCCTCGATGACATTCCAGTCGCCTTCCAGCCACGCCCGGACCAGCTCCGGAGAGCCCGATGCGCGCAGCCTATTGATGTATCCGGGATCAGATTTCAGCAACGCAGGGTTGTCGCGGAGCTTCGCCGGGATGAAAACCCGGATCAGATTCGTCTCCGGGTCCTTGGTCGGAACCAAAGGCCCGGGGTTGATCGCCCACTCTTTTACCCACACGTGACCGGGTCCGCCCGGGTTGCAAGTAGCTCTGAACTGGCAGCGGATTCCCTTCTCGGACCTCAGGCAGGCGAACAATTTGAAGATGCCCCGAGGACTTGCGTACTGCGTAAGCTCCTCGACATAGACCCGCGTCAGGCTCCAGCCCTGATAGTTCATGGCATCGGTATCGGACTCCAGATAAGCCATGTGAAGGATGCCGCCGCCCTTGAAACGGAAGAATTTCTTCTGCTCGTTCCATGTCGCGGCGCTGCCATACATATTGAATGCGGTCTCTATCGTATCCTTCAAATCCTCCCGCGACCTGCGGACCATGAGGCCCTTGGCGTCGGGGCCCTCGTCCTGAGCGTGAAGCCAGAACTCGCCAAGCGTCGCGTAGGACTTCCCGCCACCCCGGGCCCCGCCATAGACAACGATATCCGCCGGGCAGGTGATGAACGCAAGCTGGGGACCGGGTTGCGGGATGAAGCCGTGGATGATCTTCATGGGCTGAGGCTCTCATTCTTCAGTTGATTTTCAACTATTTCCATAATGGTCTTTTTGCGGATTTTGGAGGGGGCCCCGATGCCGGGGGTGGGGTATCGTCCCGGGGTCGACGGGGGCGGGTGCGCCGCCCCGAGGCCCGGGCCCTATGCCTAAGTCATTGATATCATTACACATTATGCCCTCAGGGCCCGGGCCCCGCGCGGTAGGGCTTGGGGATTGTGTCAAGCCGGTGTTAAGCCGGTGTTAAGCCGATAGGGCCCTCGCTTAGCGCGGAAGCTTCAGGGCCTTCGGGGCCCGGGCCTTGCTCGGAGCCGGGGGCCGGGCCTTGCTCTGGGTTGTCCGGCATCGAGCTTCCGCCCGTAGCGAAGCGGCCTCTTTCAGCATCGCCCTGATTGCCTGCCGCGCTACCGCCCGGCCCTGCCGCGCTACCTATCAGAGCCTGCGTCTCATTAACCCAATGCTCTACGTCAATCTCAATCGGGGCGTTCGGGTCTCGCGTTGCCCGCCTTGTGACATCCTCGGTTTTATCGATCAAAAGCCCGTGCAACTTGGCTAGGCCCATGGCCGCCGTTGCCGCAGCGCCATGCTGCTTGTCAGCTACCGCCCTGTCAAAAACCTGTGCCAGCATCGCCGTGACAGTTTGCGCCGTGACAATCATCAGGGAACCGGCGGCCTTTTCGCGCAGCGCCACGGCCTGTGCCTTGATTTCCGCAACCCTTCCGGCAACCTTGGGCAAAGCAGCGACACGACACGCTTCGCCATAAATCCGGTTCTCATTCGAGTTGTAACCGGCCATTCTATGAGCTTCAGCTAATGTTTCGCCGCGCGCCACATGCTGGGCGAAAGCCTCTTGCCGCATTGTCAGAACCGTGAACGTTCTTTGGTGTTTTGGTTGTACTCTTGGCATGGCCGCAACCATAGCGTTGCCGCCAAGGGCTTGAAAGCCCTTACGTTGCGTCACTTTTTGGGAAATAGAGCTTGAAGCCCTGTTCTATTCCACACTAAGGCCCGCGAAAACTTTTACTTAAAGAGCCCTAAAACGTGGGTTTTTTGCTTAAAAACGCTGAAAAATATGCTCTCGGTTTACATGAGAGCCCGCAAGTATAGGGCAGGGCCAAGTCAAATGTGTAAAAACGTTCTAGCGGTTTGCCGGGCCGTGGAGGGCCCGCCAGCGCCCGAGGGCATGTCCAGACCATCCGACATGGCCCGGGCCCTTGGATCGCTTGTACGGGCTTCCTTTGCCATTTCAGGGTTTTTCCGGTTGCAGGGCGCATGGTTGTGCAACCTGTGGCAATTGCAACTATGGGTTAGACGCCACGGGGCGGCCCCTAGGGCGCAAGAAAACGGCCCGGATGGCATCCGATGCCATCCGGGCCGCTGAAAGCTCTGTAAGGGGCCTCTACGGCCCGTCTAGAGGTATCTAAGCTCTAGAGCGAGGCCCCCTAGGACAATGATGAAAAACAA